AAAGCAGGTGCTATGAAAATGGCATGCACCACTGCAGCATCTATCACATCAGGTGCTGCCATGACCCTGAAGGCAGGTGCAGTTATGAAACTGACTGGTAGCAATATCTACCTAAATTGACTTGACAGGGGTCTAAGGGTCTGTTATACTACATAGGTACAGGAGAATTATGAACGACACTTGGTTGGAACATGTCTTTGTCAATTTTTCCAAAAGGTCTGTGAAACTCATGGACAACGAGGGATTTGACAGGACTATCGAGTGGCAATGGAATAAGGAAGGTGCTGAGGGTTTTGCAGAAATCATCAGTGCTATTCAAGACACCGTTGACCATGACATGATCACTTACTGTTTTGCTGAACAATGATTGGACCTATTGGAATTACTTTGCGTCAAGCAGAAGATCACTTCGACTTTATTATGGATCTTTGTGAAACGCAACGTGTTTGTTGGAAAATCACTCGTCCTGACGGGAAGTCTGCTATGATGGTTCCTGTAAATGAGGTACCACCAGTTCCCGAAGAAATTCAAGATCAAGTTGAAGAATTCCGAAAATCATTCATGGAGGCACCAGGATTAAGTGAATAACATAGGATTAGAAATCGTATTCTGGACAGTTCTAGGAGTATACATTCTCGCAAAGTTGGGAGTGTTTAAGAAATGAATTGTTGGTCATGCGGTTTCCCAAATCTTATTTGGGGTGGAGATAATGAATGCCCCGAAGATTTTGAGTACGAGATAGAAACTAATCTAACTTGTCCTCGTTGTGAAGCATTTGTTCTTGTTTATCATCAGTTAAAACCAGAATATGAGACCAGAGACTAGAAAATCAATGGAAATGCTATTCCATGCTAGATGGAACTTGCCAAAAGCAGCAGAACATTGTAACCTGACTACTAAGGAGATGAAAATCACCTTTAACGAATACTGTCAATTTCATCCCCAAGATGTACCTACCGAACTGGCAAAAACATTCAAAGAAGGATCAGAAGAGGCATCTTAAACCTCAGGCACTTCGTGCTGCCAAAAAACGACTCAAAGCATTAAAGACTAAATTGGGAGTGTGGCGGAATCGGTAGACGCACCAGACTTAAAATCTGTTGACCTTGTGTCGTGGGGGTTCAAGTCCCCCCACTCCTATATAAGTTAAATGAGAGACTATGAATGGGAATTTATGATATAATATACTCTCAGTTCGATCTGGGTCCAGGAATGTGGAACCGCGAACTTAGAACTCAGGATCTTGACGGATTCATGAGTCAATATTATATTGATCCTAAAGGTAAACTCTGGAGTATTGACTATTCTGGAACTTATGCTTTTGAAGATGCTGAATGCATCAAAGTCGCAAAAAGTACAAATCATGGCAAAGTTACGCCATTTTGTATAACCAAACAACTTGAACTCTACCCTGCAAAATGGGGAGTTCACTATGCACCTACCCCTCGGTGTATGGTATCATTTGAAGAGGGGATTATAACTGAATCTTATTTCTCTTAATGGCATACTTAGTTCATCCTTTACCTCCCAGAAAAGTATGGGTAAAGAAAGAATACTTATACGATCTTGAAAAAGGACATGGGGAACTAACCCCAGGAATTTGGATCTCTGTAAGGAGTATTCAAGCAAAAGCATTATACTTTGAGACCTTACTGACTGACTACGGTGCACTCTTCGATAAGTTACCACTCAGTGCCTTTGTATGGAATCCAGATATTGATTGGGATAATCAGTTACCATTAGATGTATTAGAACTATGGGATTGCTTTGACTACAATATTACCGTAGTTGAGAAACCTCTGTTAGGTAGGTGTCAGTTCTTTGGTAAAGATAGAAAGATGCACCCAGGTGAATATGAATTCACTATTGATACTGCACATCCTGACTTCTCCGTATTAGATACAAACTTCTCAGAGCATGACCCTGAGCATAAGACATTCAATGTTATTGCACTAGATAACGGACAATTTGCAGCACAACCTAATAATAGGTGTCAGTTCTTTGATAATAGTCTAGTTGATAATGATCATCTAAAGACACCTGACTTTAAAGTGTGTACACAAAACTATGCTGTTGAGACACTACCTAAGTGGTGGTCAGTCGGACATACTGACGAATGGGCATATAAAACAATCGAAGAAGAACAAAGAGAGTATAACGAAGAGAACGCAGTTGAAGTCCAGATCGAACCCGAAGTTGAATAACCTGTATAAATAAAACTGTAAGAAATAGTGTGATTATTCGTGGGAACCAGAAAGATTTCACAACTGGAGACAATATCTGACGCAAACCTGTCAGGAGAAGCGATTCTTCCTGTGGTGGTGTCGGACCCTTTGATTCCAAACAGAAAGGCAAAAATTAATCAGTTGTTCAAAGGACTGGCACAGGGTACTAAAACTGCCCCAGGTCTGTCGTTTGATTTGGACCGAGACAGTGGATTGTATCAAAATGCATACGATCAAATCGGTATTGCCTTTGGTGATGGTGGTTTCTACTGTACTCGTATTGATAATGGTAACAGCAGCACATCTCTGTACATTACTGCAGTTGATGACGTTGCAAACAACACCGATATTGTTCTCGCACCGAAAGGTACGGGTGCTGTAAAGGTTACGGGTAACTTCTTAATCTCTGACCAGACATTTATCTTAGAAGATGCTCAAGGTCCTAAAGCGAGATTTGAAGTTTCTAATATTGGTACTGGTACTAATACTCGTATCTTCACCCTTCCCGCTATTACCTCTGGTAATGGAACTACTGTTGTTGGTGCTGATACTCAGCAGACACTGACAAATAAAACTATTCTTATTGATGAGGATAACTTTGTTATCGTAGATGGCACAGAGGAAGCAATCTTCCAAATTAATTGGCCAACTACATCAGGTGCAAGACGTTCTTACTTCCTACCTGACGCAGGTACAGTAACAACTACTGCAGAACCTACTGCAACTTCATCTACTTTACTTGATACAAAAGCAGAACAAATTACGCTTAATAAGACTATTGTTGATCTTAGGTTGGCAGCAAACGCAGAAACTGCGACCAACTATGCGATTTTTAACACCTCTGCCTTGACTGCTAACAGGACTCTTACAGTTCCTGATTTATCATTAACGTTTGTTGGTACAACGACAACTCAAACACTCTCTAACAAGAGTTATGAGAATGCAATCTTTTCAGACAATACTGATGCGACTAAAAAGGTTTCATTCAATCTTGCTAACGTAAACACATCAACAAGCGAAGTCTTTAGATTCCCTGCTACAGATAATCTAAATAGAGGTGCAGACACATATAACATGCTGATCACTGAGAAGTCTGCAGCAGAACTCTTTAATAAGAGTTTAAACAGTCCAGTAGTTAAATCAACTGGAAACACTCAGGGACAAATTACACTGTCTGCTGAAGGTATTACAGGTCCTAGAACCATTAAGTTCCCTGACGCTGATGCCACACTCCTATCTACTGAAAACGTAACTGTTGATGACGTTACATTCGGTGCAGGTATTGGAGCAAACAACCTCACTGGTCAAACAAGACAACAACAATTCTTCTACTCAGGATTCTAATAAACAATGGCTAAACAAGGACTACTTGCATCAGCAAAACCAGGTGCGACTACCAATACGGTGCTCTACAAGGCACCTATCGATGCATCTGCAAGTACGGTTTTGTCTGTGACTGCACAAGGTGGATCAAACACCTCTTTTGACGTTGCTGTAAAAGACTACGATCAACATGTCGTCTTAGACGCTTCAACTTACAAATTACACACTGGTGACGTGTTCACTGGTTACAGGTTTAACTTAGGTACAGCAGTTGGTGCTGATCAAGGTCTTAACGTTAATCAATTACTAACATCTGCTGATGGAGAAAAGACAGCAGTGTTTGAATCATTTTATATTCCACCATTCACTTCTATTGCAGTAAAGAGTAAGGCAATCAGATCTGTTGCAGTTGAATCTGTAACTGGTACTTTCGCAGTCGGCAATACTATTTCAAAGGGATCAGGTGGTAACACATCTGTTGCAACTATTTTTGCTGTTGCATCTGGTTCTGGTGGTTCAACTCTTTACATTGGTCCTTCTACCTTAAATGGTTCTGGATCTGAGTTTACTGATGGTGACTCTATCACAGCATCTGGTGGTGCAACTGCCACTATCTCATCTGGTGGTGTTGGTACTGCTGCCAATGAATTTACATTTACTACCTCTGGTGGTACTGAGAATCTTTATCTTGGAACCTCATTTGAAGTATTGGGAGACAGAACATATCGTTTTGATGTATCAGACTCAAGTATGAGTAGTTTGGTATTCAAACTCTCTGAAACTGTGAATGGTGAGTGGGGTCCTGACGGAACTGCAGGTAACTCTGATGACGGTACGGAGTATACGACTGGTAAGACTACAAACGGAACTGCAGGTTCCAGTGGTGCATACATTCAGTATGATCTTACTGCTAACTCATCACTCCCTGCATCACTTTACTATTATGAAGGAACAACTGGAACTGCTGCAAACTCAAATTACGGGGGAACAGACAGAATTATCAATACATCAAATTCATATAGTTATGACTCTGTTTTCGTATACAATGTTTCTGGGACCTGGGTAGACAACTCAGATACATTTGATTATAACGGTGTAAGTTACACTATTACTAGTCAAACTGCAGGTCCTTTTGGATTTGTTCGTGACTACACAGGAACTGCTCTATATGTTGTTCTTGGTGAAGGTTCTGCGAACATCTCTGGTTCGGATACATTCCTAGATAATCCTAAATTAACAACTGGCACTCGTTCTACTGTAACAGTTTCTTCTGTTACTTCTTCTGGTGCAACAGTTGAAACGAAGCATTACATCCGCAAGGACAATGCTATCACTGCAAATACTACAGAAGAGATCAAGTCTCTTGTTATTGGACCAGGGCAAAGACTGGTCGTTGAGAACAATGACGCAGATTGTTCATTTACATTAGTTGGTTTTGAAGACAGTTCTACTGGATTCACTACTCGTACCTATGCTCAAACTGCAGGAACTTCTGGTTCTGGCGGTGGAAGTTAAACCCCAATAAATACTAAAAAAGCAGATAGGAAATGTCCCTAACTAGACTGAAGAATATTATTACGTCCAGAACTGGACGTATCATATATGTCAACCCTGATGACTTCGATGCATCGGATGCTATTGATAACAGAGGTAACTCTGCATTGCGTCCCTTTAAATCGATTCAAAGGGCATTTCTTGAAGTGGCAAGATTTTCATATAGAGTTGGTTTAAGTAATGACGAGTTTGATGCTTTCAGTATCATGCTCTATCCTGCCGAATATATTGTTGACAACAGACCAGGTGAAGTTTTATATACAAACGTTGCTCCGATTGACGCAAACTCTAACCTAGACTTAACCTCACCTAACAACGTATTATACAAGTATAATTCTGTTGAAGGTGGTATCATCGTACCTAGAGGTTGTTCTTTGGTTGGTACTGACCTTAGAAGAACTAAGATCATCCCCAAGTATGTTCCTTATCCTACGACTTATGCTGCGAAGGGTATCAACACAGAAGACCAAGTTCCTCCTAGAACTGCAATCTTCAAAGTAACTGGTGGTACATATTTCTGGCAGTTCTCCTTCTTTGATGGTGCTGAGGAGGGTGTATATTACAAACCTGATAGTGTAGAGACACTTGCACCTAAGTTCTCACACCATAGATTAACTTGTTTTGAGTTTGCTGATGGTCTTAACCCTCTCTCCAAACTTATTACTGACGGTACAGTTCCAAACACAGATTACTCTGCTGTTCCTAACATTCTTGAAAGAACTGACCTAGAGATTTATTATCAGAAGGTATCGAAAGCATTCGCAACGATTCCCGATACCTCTGGCGATCCTGCTGCTGACCAGATTCAACCAAGGGTCGAGGAAAATAGAATCGTTGGACCAATTTCAGATGAATACAGAGTCTTACAGATCACAAGAAATGGACAGACAGCAACGGCTGTCACTGTTGACGAGTTTGATAATCCCAGGGACCACGGATTTTCTGTTGGTGTTAACATCAACGTTAGTGGTGTTACAGGATCAACTGGACCGCAATCCGAAGTTGATGCAGGACTTTATAACGGAAGTTTCACGGTCACATCCGCAAGTGGTAACGTCTTTACTTACCAAATGCAAGGAGAACCAACAGGAAACGCTGTAGGTTCAAACATTGCTGTTAAGACTGAAATCGATACTGTTGACTCAGCATCACCTTATGCATTCAACCTGTCACTGAGAAGTGTGTGGGGCATGAATGGTATGCATGCAAACGGTGCTAAAGCAACTGGTTTCAAATCAATGGTTGTGGCACAGTTCACTGGTTTGAGTCTTCAAAAAGATGATAGAGCGTTCGTAAGATATAATCAATCAACTGGAAACTATGATGTTGCAACTGCAGGAGACGGTGCACACTTAGATGGTTTCGCAGAATATAGAAAAGGATGGGGTCACGAACACATTAAGTGTAGTAATGATTCATTCATCCAAGCGGTGTCAGTGTTCGCTGTGGGATATCAAGGTCACTTCACTGCACTCAGCGGTGGTGACATGTCAATCACCAACTCTAACTCCAACTTTGGTAACACTGCTCTTAGATCAGCAGGTTTCAAAGCAAAAGCATTCTCGAAAGATAAAGCAGGTGCACTGACTCACATCATTCCACCTAAGGCACTCAACGTTATCTCTACTCTTGCTAATGGTTCTACTGGTACTAATACCATTACCTTAACTACAGCAAAAGTTGGTGATGCTCTTGGTATTATCCAAGGCATGTCTGTATCAGGACCTAATATTCCTGCAGGTACAACTGTTGGAACGGTTAATACTAACACTGGTGCTATTACACTTAGTGGCACTCTTACTGGAAACATCTCCTCAGGAAATATAATCTTTGGCGAAGAAACTTCTGTTAACTGGGTTAACATCGATATTCAAAGGACTAAGGTCGTTAACGCATCGCTTGCAGGTCAAGGTGGTACCCCTGGAACTAGACTCTATCTGTATGGATACACGACTGAAGCGTCACCTCCTACAACTAGAGTGCAGGGTTTCACCGTTGGTGCACGTCAAGATGGCACAGGTGCTAGTGCAGTTGCCGACAAGATCAACTGTCTCTTAGTTGCAACTGGTGCTTCAACTGCTACTGTTCAATCAGCAAGCATTTCACCTTATGGACCTAGTGTATCTGGTCTGGCAGCAGGTGTCCCAGGATCTCCAATTCAATATGATAGTGCAACTTACACCATTGGTGGAGTAGCAGGACAAGTTGGTGGTTGGTATCTATCTGTAAGTTCAAACTCTGACATCTATCAAACAATATCTACAAACACACAATATAATAACGTAAACTTTACTCCAAGCACATTCCTTAAGAGAATCCCTGACCCTCGTGACTTGCAGGATAGAACCTATCGTGTAAGATACGTCATTGATAAGGATAAGTCTAATCCTCTACCTAGAGATCCCCTCTCTGGTTATGTTATGCAACCATTGAATAGTGATACTACGACTTATAATCTTCAAAGATGTTTCTACATCTACGATATTGAAATCGTACAACCATTTGAAAGAGGTGTGAATGACGGTATCTATTACATGACATTGTTATGCGGTTCTATTTCACCTACAACTTCCAACTTTGACGACAGGAAGTTCTCTCAAAACGTTAATGAGGTCTATCCTACGTTTGACAGAGACAACCCCCTTGCAGACCCTCTCGCTGCAGTCTCAGTTGCTGATAATGTTACCATTGGTCTTGTTAATGCTACTGATGGTGCAAACCCAACTCCTGCAAAGGATCCTAAGAGATCAATTACTAAGGAAGCAATCGAGTTCCTCTTAACTGATACAGGTTGGACTCAACCTGGTACTACACCTAACTATGATTCCAATAACGCAAAACTCTCTAACGTGCAACTTACTGCACGAGCTGGCGATGAGGAGGTCAGGAAAATCAAGATCAGAGAAAACAACGATGGAACTGTTGCTCCGATCAATGTCGAATTCAGACGTCACTCCATCCTCAGATCAGGTAATCACACCTTTGAGTACCTTGGTTTCGGACCTGGAAACTATAGTACAGCGTTCCCTCAAACACAGGTAGAGACTCTAACTCAAGAGCAGATCCGATTCTCTCAGTCTATTAAAGAAGAAGGAGGAGTTTCATTCTACTCAGGTCTTAACTCTAACGGTGACCTATTCATTGGTAACCAAGTTATCAACCCTGTTACAGGTCAGATTACAAACGAAGACATCGCTCAGTTGAACGTTGTTGGTGAAGAGAACACTACAATTCAGACATTCTCTGAGTTGGTTCTTACCGACAAACTCACCGTACTTGGTGGTGCATCTAACCAGTTAGAATCTATCTTCGCAGGTCCTGTTACATTCCAAGGACTATCAACCTTTACTAATAATATTCAAGCAAGAAAGATTTCTTACTACAACGCAGATGGCACAGTTATTAAGCAAACCTTACTAGCACCTTCATTAGCGAATGGACAACCAGATTTTAGTAATATCACCAACTACGATACACCTTCTGATGGTGACCTTGTTTATAATATTAACTGGACACCTGGGAAATCTCTTGGTTGGATTTATTACAATGGAGTGTGGTCAGAGTTTGGTCTCACAAATACTGGTGAGATCAATATTGATACTTTTAATAACACTGAACATATTGGTATTGGTACTGCTGCGGTATCTGGATTCCGAGTGGGCATCCTCGGTAACGCAAAAGTTGATGGTGACTTAGTTGTTACTGGACGAGGTGGTGTTGGTGCTGACAAGTATATCACTAAAACATATACAGGAGACGGTACTACTCTAACGTTTGCTGTAACTACATATAGTGGAGGTATCAAACACTCTGATGATTCACTCTTAGTATTCCTTAATGGTGTAGCACAGATTGCAGGAACCAATTATACAGTTGATGCAAACGGTGCTAACGTTGTATTCTCATCTGGTGATGCTCCACTCGCATCAGACACTGTTCACATCTTAGAACTACCTATCTAATCTCATGGCAATTTCAAGAGTAAGTGGTAATCAGATTGCCACTAGTACACAAGCAATCATAACAACCTTAAGTTTCTTGAACACTAACTCAGTGTTTAGGTTACCCTCAGGTACTCAGGCACAAAGACCTACTGGTATTTCAGTTGGTACACTAAGATTCAATAGTGATCTTGACTCCGCAGAAATCTACAAAGCAGATGATGGTACAGGTAGTGCAGGATGGGCACCAGTTGCAGGTGGTGGACCAAGTTTAGGAACGGATAGTGTCATTAGAACTAACGCAAACACTATTGCAGAAAATATTTCAGTCGGACCAAGTGCAGGAGCAGAATTTGCTAACGGAATGAGTGCAGGACCTATCACAATTAACTCTGGTTTCACAGTCACTGTGGAGTCTGGTGGTGCTTGGAGTGTACGATGAAGGTAAGAGTTGCACAATTACAAGGACTAACACCTGGATTCACTGTTACTTTAGATCAAGACAGTGATTTTGCATTTAAAGGTGGAGCAGAATTAAGAATTACAGGATCACAAAGTGCATTACCATTACCATATGGCACAACTCAACAGTTTGATGATATAGTGATTGATAGAGCACCCAACAGAGGATATGTAAACGGGCAGTTAAGATTCAATACGGGATCCAATAAATTAGAAGTATTCAATAACGGTGTCTGGTCAAGCTAAACTGATTGTCGAGAATGGTGATGTACCTGACTTGACATTATATCAAAATCGGATTAGAATATGCAATGACTGTCAGTATAAATCCCCTATTGGGATCTGTACTAAATGTAATTGTGTGCTTGCAGTTAAAGCACGCTTTCCTGTATTCCACTGCCCGATTAATAAATGGTAATGAGTCCTTTCGCTTCTCAGTATGGAGGCGAACCAGTAATCACTAATGTAACACACAACGATAATTTCATTAGTGAGTTTGAAACTAATCTAGATTGTCAACCAATACTGGATTACTATAAGTTCATATCAGATAATGGTTTGACAATCAAGAGACACGCAGAGAAAGGTGCTGCTGATTCTCAAATCTTTATGCATGAGTTACCAGTAGAATACTTTCATGATAATTTGTCAAGATCAATCTTCCAACGTTGGAATTATCTTACTGAACAAGCATTAAGAGAGTATGTATTGAAGTATGATATTCTGGTTGGACGTAGGTTTCAACATACCATGGCGAAACTCCAAAAGACAGAACCTGGGCAGGGTTATCATGCATGGCACTATGAATCAACACCCTCTGCACCATATCGTAAGTTAGCAACCATGATCTATCTAAATGATGGATTTGAAGGTGGTGAAACAGAATTTTTATATCAACATTTCAGAGTAAAACCAAAGGCAGGTAAGTTTGTTATCTTCCCTTGTGACTGGGCATGGACACACCGAGGTAATCCGCCCCTAAATAAAGATAAGTACATTGTTACTGCATGGGTGGAGGAGTATCCAACCCCAGGTCAATAAATAGAAGTAAACGCTTAATAGAATGAGCAGACTAACTGTTGGTAGCATCGGTGGCATACCCGCAACACTAAATCAAACATCAATTCCTGCAGGGCATACATTGCAGATAAACGGTAATGTTTATCACGATGGAACTGGTGCTTTGCGTCTACCTACAGGTACAACTGGGCAAAGACCAAGTAGTCCAAACCCAGGGTATATACGGTGGAATACAAGTGATCAGGCGGTAGAAGTATGGAGTGGTAGCACTTGGGTACAATATCAAGGAGAGAATGGTACATCTAATGCACCATTCACATCAATGGCAAACTTATCAAGTAATGACCCTGGATCTGGATATTGGTATATCAAGTTTGATGGCACTAATACAGAAGAAGTGTATGCATATAAGGATGGTAATGGTAAGTATTGGGTCATGGTTGCATCTATTACAGACAATACTTCACATGGTAGTTACACAGGTGGTTCAGACTCTTGGTATGGTAACTGGACAACTACATCAACTACTGGTACTGCAAGAAATGCAATGGGAACTGACTTCAAGTCAAATCATTATAGAGGATGGTCAGCAAATGATGTATTGATTATGCAAGGGTTTGCTACAGCAGGTACACCTTACGATACATCTACTGAAGTTGCATACATCAATGGTGTTTTCACTTCCAGAGGTGGAAACATGTATAATATGTTCAATAGTTACATCTCTCTAAACAACCATAGTAACATTGGTGGTACACAACTCTCAGGAATGCAGTTCTTGAAAGGATCTGCACAGGCATCAGACAATAGATATAGAGGTAGTAGTGCAGGTGAACTTAATCCAAACAATACTTGGCATGTTTCACCCGCAAACTGCGAAAACTATACTTTCAGTATGATTAATGCTTTAGGTTGTGCATCTAACGGTTGTAACGTTGAACACCATGCATGGGTAGGACAGACAGGTAATAACTATTCAAACCAAAACTTCCCAGAACCTAACTGGTCTGGTAGTTGGGGGATAAATAACCCTGGATCCCAAAATCATATGTACTGGTTATTCTTCTACGCATAAAACATGAGTACTCTAAACGTTAACGAACTACACGCATCCTCGATGAATAACTTCGAGATCAACTTCGATGATGGAGAGTCGTTGCTTGTTGCGGGTACATGTAATATGACTGCACTTAATCAATTTAGTTTACCTGCAGGAACTACAGCACAAAGACCATCATCCCCATCAACAGGAATGATTAGGTTTAATACAGAAGAATTGCAAGTAGAAGTTTATAATGGTAGTTCATGGTTACAAATTGTAAGGGCATCATCTGGTGGTAATAATGGTGGAACTGCTGCTACAGCAGCATCTAGTGTTCAAGAACTTATGGATGCAGGTGTTGCTGCTGACGGTAACTACTATCTAAACCTAGATGGTACAGTTCGTAGATACTTTGTGCCTGTAAACAGTCATCCATATTATCTTTTGATTGGTAACTGGGGTGGCGGTGGTGCTGCATTCTTCAGTAACGCATCATCATTATCAGGTAATAACTTGAATGACACAGGAGATACAACTCCTGCAGGTAACTTTACAAACAATAGCACATACGGTTACTACAGAAACGTAGGTGGATCTGATTATCGATATGCAACCTTTAGTAATAGAGGTGTATCATATCGTTATGTAAAGATGAGATTTAATCTCTATAACTATTATTCTAATGATGGTGTCAATGGTCGTAACTTCCTAAATATTTCATCTGGTGTTGGTGATGGTCTAACGATCATGCGTGACAACTCAGGTGCAGGGGATGGACAACACATCTTTACTTACTATACTGCTATTTCTAATAATGATGGTAACTCATGCCCATCAGTAGCAGGAATGCAACCAACTCACGTTGCAGGTGGTAACAACCCAGGTGGTTTCATGGGTAATAGATACACATGCTTCTCTAGATCTGGATCTAGTTACACCTCAGAATTTGTGAGAAACTTTACAGTTCAGCCAGGAGATAATTCTGGTGGTACTGGACCAAACGTGTTTAATGGTGATGCATGGTTCACCGTTGATCTCGGCACATCATACACAGATGATATGCATGTTGTTATTCACTCAGACCAAGACAGTGGAAACGAGGATACATACCTTAAAAGAGGTTGTGTGCTTGTTCGACCTGCATAAATAATACGAAGGAGTAAAAACTACACATGTCTCAGTTAAACGTTGATAAAATTGTATCACTAACAGGTGGTGGTGGAACTGCTGAATTCCAACTGGAGGCGGGTGGAAACTTTAACTTTGACTCTGGCACTCTGTATGTTGACTCTACTAATAATAGACTCGGTGTTAATGATGCATCACCTAGTTATACGTTAGATATTGCAGGTACAGACGGTATGAAAGTACCTGTAGGTACTACCGCACAAAGACCAGGGGCAGCAGTAGAAGGATTATTCAGATATAACAGTACAGATAGAACCTTTGAAGGTTACTCATACGATCAAGACGCAGGACAGGTACAATGGGGTCCGATTGCAGGAGCAGGAAGTTCATTACCAGACCAGTCTAACGATAGATATAGTTTAAATTACACGAACGGAGCATTATTAAGATCAGACGGAACTAACGCATATTGGTCATTCGATGGAGAAAACGATAATGGATGGTCAACAGCAAGAATTTGGACACACGGATATGTTGGAGGAGGATACCAAAATGGTTCGCCTTGGAGAAACGTAAACAGAACGGTACACTCTACAGATACATCATCGAACTTAGGAGATATCTTAGATAGATCAGGTGCTTACATGGCAGGATCATGGACTGATACTAAGCACTTCTTTCACTCTATGGAGAACACTTATAGAGGTTCTTCAAACTATACCAATGCGATGTCAATGTCAACTGAATCTGGTTTAACACACCAGTCGCAGTGGAACATGACGGTGAACAGAGGTTCAATGGGATCTCACCAAGATCATGAACACGCAGGAGGTATGTCTTACCTATATGGTGGTGGTAACTCAAGAGTTGACGCTATGAATCTTAAGACTGAAACTATGAGAACCTCAGGTTTCCCACCAAACTATGATGATGGTGGCGATGACCCTACATGGGGTGGACATGGAAGACTTTATGGTTGGGTCAAGAGATCTGGAACTAGAAGAGGTCAGTTCTTCAAGACTGAATCTTGGGTGTCATGGGAACATGGACCAGGTGGTGATGGTTGGAAGAAGATTCTTCCTAGTATGTTAGGACATATGTACGTTGGTACAGGTAATAACAACCAGAATGGTAACCAGAAGTGTAACGACATTACTGGTATTCAAGTTAGAGGTCTTAACTTCGGTAACATGGGTGAAGAAAACTTTGAAATGGGTATGAGAAAAGGATATTGTTTAGGTAACTATAATGGTTCTCAGAACAATAACACATTCAAAGTGAACTATAATAGTGATAGTTACAACAACTTAGGTGGTAGTTCACCACCATCAGGACATGGTGGCATGTCATCAGCACACTGTTCGTCCTCTAGTTCTGTATCAGGACAGGGCAACTACGATTACGGTACAAACATTCCTAACTACTAATGACAAGCACAACTTCAAATGACGTCATCGTTTTAGATGTCGAGAAATATCCTAAGGTGGGAGAGTGGGGAGTCCGTATTGGTACTTACCTAGGACTGGAATCATATCATCTTGCAGATGAATACTTTAAGTATATCCCTCAGCACATTACATATCTCAGATATACCAGTAAAGATGGTATCTTTGGAGACAAGTACTGGGGAGAGATTAGGCATCAAAGATCTACTTACGGACAAAACGAAGAGGGAACTACAAATAAAGATAAAG